AACAGATCCTGCAGGAAATATTAAACCTGATAAAGAGAAATCTACAGAAAAAATAGACGGTGCTGTAGCACTTATTATGGCACTAGATAGATCAATAAGACATGAAGCAAAAGGATGGGTTTATGAAGCAAGGGGTATGAGAAGTTTATTGTAAAGGCGGTGAGAACCTGAATAGAGTACAAAAGGCATTTTCAAAATTAATTTTAGGTCAAAGTTTCAGCGAATATGTTCAAAGATTTATGACAGGCGGAGATTTAGAAGATGATGTATCAGGAATAAATATTGACCAAGATACCGCCTTAAAATATACAGCAGTATTTGCTTGTAATAAAGTTCTTGCAGAAGCATTTGCAAATACACCAGCTATGTTATATCGGAAAAAGTCAAACGGAGAAAGGGAAATTGCAAATGATCTAGCTATTTATGATATATTACATAATAGTCCTAACGATGAAATGGCACCTTTTAATTTTAAGGAAGCTTGCATGACATCTCTTAATTTAAATGGAAATGCTGTATGTGAAAGACTTGTTGATACCCGTGGTAATTTAGTTGGACTATATCCTTACAATTACAATAATGTTGAAATAAAGAGAGATCCAGATACACAAAAATTAATTTATGTCATAACTATGGGTACTAATAAAAAAACTCTTACTAGAGATCAAGTTCTTCATGTACCTAATATGAGTTTAAACGGTATTGTTGGGCTATCTCCAATATCCTATGCCTCTTCAGCTATAAGACTGGGAATATGTTATGAACAATTTGGAGTGAATTTTTATCAAAATGGTGCTAATTCAAGTGGTGCGTTTAAACATCCTGGAACATTAAGCGAAGAAGCCTTCAATAGACTAAAGAAAGAACTTAAAAAGAATTACACTGGACTTAAAAACACAGGAACACCAATGATACTTGAGGACGGGTTAGAGTTTCAGCAATTTTCAATTAATCCAGCGGATGCACAACTTCTTGAGAGCAAATCCTTTCAAATTGAAGATATCTGCCGTATTTATAGAGTTCCACAGCATCTTATTCAAATGCTTGGGCATTCTACATTTTCAAATATAGAGCAGCAGAGTCTTGAATTTGTAATGTACACTATGCTTCCTTGGTTTAATCGATGGGAAGATAATATAAACATGCAGCTTCTAACACCTGCTCAAAGAAAAGCAGGATACTATATAGAATTTAAAGTGGATGCACTTTTAAGAGGAGACATAACAAGCAGGGCAACATATTATGCTCAAGGCAGACAGTGGGGATGGCTAAGTGTTAATGATATAAGAAGGCTTGAAAATATGCCTGCAATACCAAACGGTGATATATATCTGCAACCATTAAATTTAGGTGAAGCAGGAAAAGTGCAGCAAGAAGATAAGTTAAAAGCTATGTCTGAGGAAGTTTATAATATGCTTGCAAATAAAGATAAATGATATGGATTTGAATTTAATTTTTGGGATATGTAGTCAATAATAGTAATTTTGTTGTATAATAAGTTAAGTTAATTCGGACTAATAATTTAATGTACAGTATAATTATCGGTATTTGACGAAGGAGTGAAAGATAATGGTTGGTACAATTATTATATTATTACTGATGCCTGCATTATTTATTATTTTTGGAGTGGTCTTTTCTTTAGGTAAAGGTGGGTTTTTAATATCAGGGTACAATATGTTAAGTAAAGAAGAAAAAGCAAAATATGATGAAAAGGCATTATGTAAATTTATGGGCAAATCAATGTTTGTAATAGCTTTTAGTGTTTTTTTGTGGGGACTTAGTAGTGTTACTAAACAGCATATTTTATTTGTCATTGGATTAATCTTATTTTTGGCAACGGTTGTATTTATTCTTGTTTATTCAAATACCAAAAATAGATTTAGAAGGTGACACTACATAAAATAAGTATAATTTTTATATTGTTAACCAACTTAAAGAGCTTAGGCTCTTTTTTTTGTATTCAAATTTAAAGGAAGGTGGCGGTTTATTGAAAAATAAAAAGTTTTGGCAGTTTAAAGCCAAAGGAAATAATACAGGAGATTTAATGCTGTACGGAGATATAGCAGATGCTACTTGGTGGGGTGATGAAGTTACTCCAAAAGATTTTAAAGCAGATTTAGACAGTCTAGGAAATATATCAGATTTGAATGTTTACATTAATTCTGGTGGTGGTGATGTATTTGCTGGTCAAGCAATATACAGCATGCTTAAACGACATAATGCAACGGTGAATGTTTATGTTGATGGACTCGCAGCAAGCATTGCAAGTATAATTGCTATGGCTGGAGACAAGGTTATTATGCCTAAAAATGCAATGCTAATGGTGCATAATCCATGGACAGGCGGAATGGGAAATGCAAATGACTTTAGAAAACTTGCAGATGATCTTGATAAAATATGTGAAAGTCTAATTTCAGTTTATCAAGATAAAACAGGAATGGACAAGGATAAAATTATAGAATTATTAGATGCTGAAACTTGGATGACAGCAGAAGAAGCTGTTGCTAATGGTTTTGCTGATGAAATTGAAGAAGATAAGAAAGTTTCTGCATCAATAAATGATAAAACCTTTGCTATTAATGGTTTAAATGTAGACATATCAAGGTTTAAAAACTTTAGGAAAGATAAATTAACACCAAGTAATAAGCTTGAGGAAATAGAAAACAAGGTAAGCTCTCTTGAAAAGATTGTTTCAGAATTAAAGATTAGTGACATAGTTAATTCTATAGAAGGACTTAAAGAGATGCTTACAAATAAGCCAAAAGTTACTGAAAAGAGAGAAGAGAAAACAAAAGATAATTTAGAGTTAGAAAAACAAGTAAATATGGAACTAATCAAAGCAAAATTAGCTTTAGAGTGCGAACTTTAAAGCTTTTTTTATACCCAAAATACGAAAGTGAGGAAGAAAACTTGAAAGAACTATTAGAAAAATTAGCAAAGTTACAGTTAGAATCAAAGAATTTAATATCTAAAGAAGATGCTACAGCTGAGGAAATAAATGCAAAACTCGATGAGATTAAAGCTTTAAAAGCAAAAATTGAAGCACAAAAACAGATTGATGCAATAGAAGCAGAGGAAGCAGTTAAGGCAGAAGCAGAAAAGAAGCCAGTTAATATACCTTTATTTGCTGAGCCAAAAGATCATACTAAGAAAATGTGGAACACTAACGGTGAATTCTTAAAAGCTGTTTACGATTCAGCTAAACCAGGTGGAAAAATAGATCCACGTTTAACCTATAGAGATTCAGCATCAGGAATGGGAGAGCAAGTACCTTCTGATGGTGGATTTCTAGTAGGTCAGGATTTTGCAGAGCAATTACTGCAGAGAACTTATGATACTGGAATATTGGCTCCTAGATGTACAAAAATTCCTATTAGTCCAGGGAAGAATGGACTTGTTGCAAATGGTGTAGATGAAACAAGCAGAAAAGATGGATCACGTTGGGGCGGTATTCAGGCATATTGGGAAAATGAAGCAGATACTTTTACAGGGAAGAAGCCTAAGTTTAATAAAATAGAATTGAAACTTAAGAAATTAACAGGTCTTTGCTATGCAACAGATGAGTTATTAGAAGATGCAACAGCTCTTGAAGCAGTGATATCTCAAGCTTTCGCAGAAGAATTTGGCTTCAAGATGGATGATGCAATAATGAATGGCGGCGGAGCAGGCATGCCACTTGGATTCTTAAACAGCGGAGCTCTTGTAACTGTACCTAAAGAATCAGGACAGGCAGCAGGTTCAATTTTACTAAATAACATAGTAAAGCTGTATTCACATATGTGGAGTAGAAGTAAACAAAATGCTGTATGGCTTATTAATCAAGATATAGTACCTCAATTGTACACTTTAAATATAAGTGTTGGTAATAATGCATATCCAGTTTATATGCCCCCAGGTGGGGTTTCAGCAGAACCTTATGGAACGCTATTTGGAAGACCTGTTATTGAAGTTGAACAAGCTAATTCTCTTGGTTCAGCAGGAGATATATCTTTTGTTGATTTGTCGCAATACCTACTAATTGATAAAGGTGGTATAAATGCTGCAACATCTATACACGTCAGATTTCTCTATGATGAGTCAGTATTTAGATTTATATATAGAGTTGATGGACAGCCAATATGGAAAACTTCATTAGTGCCTTATAAAGGTGCAAATAATCTCTCACCATTTGTAACATTAGGAGCAAGAAACTAATAGGGTGGAAATCCACCCTTAATTAAAATTTTAGGAGGAGAATAAATGAGAGAATTATATCATGTAGTTAATGCACTGCCACCAGTTGATAATGCTTTTGCTGGAACTGTGGCAACGGACGTTATAAATATGAAAAATTGGGGGCATTGTAGTTTTTTAATTCAATGTGGAGCTGGTGCAGAAGGTCAAGCACAAATAACTGTTGAGGCTTGCTCCGATACTACACCTACAAACACAATAACAATTTCTTTCTTCTATCAGGAATGTGTTGCAGGAGATACCTTCGGATCAATAATTAAACCAGTTGATTCTAACGGATTTGAAACATCAGCAGCAGCTGATAAAATATATAAAATTGAAGTTGATAATCAAATGCTTGCTTCAACTGGTTACAATTATGTAAGGGTAAAATCAGTTGAAAAAGTAGTTGGAGCAATAACTGGTGGAGTGCTTGCAGTATTAACAGAAGCTAGATTTATATCCGAAATACCGGATAGTGCATTAGTTTAATTAAATGGCTGAATATAATTTAACTTTAATAACATCACCAGCTGTTGAACCGATGACATTAACAGAAGTTAAAGCTTATCTAAGGCTTGATGATACTTCAGATGATTCCGATGATATTTATATAAGTTCACTTATAACAGTAGCAAGGGAGTATTGTGAGGAATATCAACATAGAGCGTATGTAACACAAACATGGGAACTATCTCTTCAAAAGTTCCCTATAGATGAAACAGATTTACTTAACAATAATTTAAGTAATAGCATTATAGAAATACCAAAAGGCAGTTTGAAAACTATTAATAGTGTAACTTATAAAGATTCGGCTGGAGTTGTTACAACAATGGAACCTGAAATTGATTATGTTGTAAGTAGTAGAGGAATACTCGGAAGAATATCACCACCCTTTGGTAAGATATTTCCTGTATGTTTGTTGTACCCATTAGACCCTATAGTAATTAATTTCACTTGTGGCTATGGTGATGATGAAGCAAAAATACCTGGAAGAATAAAACAAGCTATGCTTCTTTTAATAAGCCATTGGTATGAAAACAGAATGGTAATAAATAATCTTAGAGGAGTTACTCCAGAAGAAATCAGTTTTGCAGTAACAACTTTATTGTTAAAAGACAAAATCACTATTTTATAGGAGCAGAGTATATGAATGCAAATGATATAGATATTAATCCAGGAAGGTATAGACATAAAATTAGAATTCAAAATAAAAATATTTCTAATGATATTGAGGGTATACCAACGGATGAATGGAAGGATTACGCTGCATTTTGGTCATCCTTTGAAGCGGTAAATGGTTCAAAATACTTTAATGCAGCAGCTTCATCCTCTCAAATAAACACAGTATTTTATATAAGATACCCTAAAAAACTTCAAATAGATGCCACAATGAGAGTTGTTTATCTAGGCAAGAACTACAATATAAAATATGTTATTGATACTAACGGAGAACATAGAGAACTGCAGCTTGCATGCATGGAGGAAATACAAAATGGATAGTGGAATTGAAGTAGATGGAATGGATGAGCTTATTGAAAAGCTTCAAGCTATGGATAGTAAAGCTGATTTGATTGTAAATGATGCTCTTAATGCAGGAGCTAAGATAATTCTTGATAATGTTAAACCTAAAATACCAAGAAGTAACTTAGATAAAGAGCACGCAGCAGATCATATTGAAATAAGTAAAGTTAAAAAACAAGATGGTGTACCTTATGTTTTAGTAGGCCCAAATAAAGGAGATACCTCAAAGTTCTTTTATTTAAAGTTTATAGAATGGGGAACAGTTAAGATGGCTGCAAGAGCTCCTTTTGGAAGGACAATTGCAGAAGAAAAAGATAATGTAAGAAATGCAATGGTTAAAACACTTAAGGAAGGATTAGAGCTATGATAAATATAAAACCTAAAGTATATGAAGCACTGCAAAATGATGCAACGCTTATTTCTTTGCTTGGAGGAATTATTTCTAACAATGGTGCAACATACAATAGAATTTATCAGCTTATGGCACCTAATGCAGATGAATTTCCAAGGTTAGTGTTTTGGGAGATGGATAACATAGGTGCAAACTTTGCGGATGATACAGAACAAGATAGTGAAATATATATTCAATTTGATATATACACAAAGAATCAAAGTACAAGTGATATTGCAAAAGAGGTAGATAATCTTATGAAAAATATAGGCTTTTTTAGAACTGCCTCAACTGACCAGTATAATGACGATAATGATACCCAAATATATGAAAAACATATGAGGTATTCAATAACAATAGCGAATGAAAGTGAGGAATGATAATAGATGAGTATTCCATCAATTGGATTAAAGAATTTAGTTTATTCAATATTAACAACAACAGATGATGGACAAACTGTACCACAGTATTCAGCAGTTAAGCCTATTTTGGGGGCTATAAGTGCAAAGATAACAAATAAAGTTAATACAGATGTGCAATATTTTGATGATGCCGCAGGAGATGTAATACAAACAGTTGGAGTAGTTGATGTTGAACTAAATGTTAGGGATTTATCTTTATCAGTTCAGGCCGATTTATTAGGACACACCTATTCAAATGGATTAATTGTAAAGAAAAAAACTGATGCTGCTCCCTTTGTAGCTATAGGATTTAAGGCACTTAAAAGCGATAAAAAACATTACAGATATGTTTGGCTGCTTAAAGGAATGTTTCAGCCAGTAGATTCAAATGCAGAAACTATGACAGATAAAGTTAAAGTACAGAATCCAACAATTAAAGGTACATTTTTAGATAGATTGTATGATGGTGAATATCAAAGGGTATGTGAAGATGATGACCCTAATTATTCTCCAGCTATAGGTTCAAATTGGTTTAATTATGTTGATAATCCAGCAGATACAACACCACCAACATTGTTAAGTTCAGTTCCAGTAGCAGGGGCAACAGGAGTTGCTGACAATAGTAATATAGTTCTTACATTTAGTGAGCCTATATTAAATGTTAATGCAAATAACTTTATGTTATTAAAAGCTTCAAATGGTGCTCCTGTTACAGTAAGCGTAAGCCAAGATGCAACAGGAAAGATTATTACAATTACACCACAAGCTACACTTACAGCAACAACACAATATATTGCGGTAGTTTCAACTGCTGTAACTGATTTAAACAGGAATGCATTAACTACACCAGTGATTGTTAACTTTACATCGGCTTAAGAGAAGGAAACTTCTCTTTTAAAACATAGTATTGTAGAATAAAATTGCTATAGTTTTTTACCAGAATAACAATATGATTCCATTCAAATATGATATAATGTTTTTATACTAAATTAGTAAAATTAAACAAGGAGTATATTTTGGAGGTGTAAAATGGAACTATTGCCGTTTAAGAGACCAACTACACACTATGATGAAAGAGTTAATCAAATTGATGAAAAAATTTGCGAATTAATAAAACAACGCAAGGAGATTTCAAACAATAACCCTGGTTATCCACCCTTTGAATATATCTCTAATTGGGCAGAGAAATTTGATTTATATGAGGAACAATTAAAATATGTATTTAAATCATTGTGGAATGAAAAAGCATATATACCTATTGTTAATCCAAATGGATTCAGAATAAATTTACCAGCATTAAAGATAGTTGAGAAGGATAATTGTCTTTATTCTGTAATTTTTATTCGTCAATATTCAAACTCAAGTGTAATAAATATAAATATAGATTGGAATGAAGAAAGAGATCCATTGAATAGACAATCAGCACGTAATCATTTTAAACTATTTATAGGAGAAGAATATGATTGTAGAATGACTAGTGGAGGTGGAGGCAAAGATCATTATTCTTATAACTTTGTTGTGTCACCACCACTACCTGATAATTTTTCTGGAATTGATTTAATCTTTAAAGAATATAAAACTATTATTGGAGAGGGAGAACAACCAACAAGTAACGAGGTAGTAATACATTTATAATAAAAAATGAGAGCAGGAATTTGCATATATCTTAATTAAAGATGTAATATTGTTATTAATTGTAATGTATTTGTAGAAGATTTGGGGGAGAGAAGTTGAAAAATATAAAGGTTGTTAGAATATTGGGTTCAGTAATCACTGTTATATGGTTTATATTGTTGATTTTATGCTTATTGAGTTTATTTGGCATAATTAATATGAATTCATCGCTACTTTTATTATTATCAGCAGGTATATATAGTATATTAAAATACATTATTAAAAACAAAAAATTAGCAACAATTTTTATTGTAGCTGAATTATTGATACTCTTTGTTGGTATATTTAAAATATTATTTTAAATACACATTATTCTTATTACTTATTAGACGAAGTAAAGAATAAAAATAAGATATTTTATGGAACACCGTATTATTCAAATGAATTTTATGGTGTTCTTAGTTTTGTAATTAAAAGGAGGCTTAAAACATGATACTAACATTAAAATTTCCAACAGGGAATATGAGAACAGATGAAAATGGGATAGAGGTTCCTGAAATGCAGGAGAAATCTTTTGCAACACCTTTTATCTCATCAAGAAAATTAAAAAATTCTTTTGCAGTACAAAAGAAAATGAATAATCCTAACTTAGATGAAGAAACTCTGCTTGATGAAATGGCTGATTATATAGTTGATTTATATGGAAAGCAATTTACAAGAGATGAACTTCTGGATGGGATTTCTCCTAAAGAAATTCTGTTAACAACAAATAAATGTATACAAGAGATAATTGGCGGACTAAATGAGGCGGCAAAAGAATTAAACCCAAACGTATAGATGGAGAAGGTGATGTAGATAATACACTTTCTCCAGAAGATTTTATGCTTGAAATTTACTGTGTTTTATTTGATAAAGGATGGACATTAAGTCAGATTGATGAGATGGACATCTTTTATTATTTTAAGATGATAAGTTATAAAAATAACGTTGAAGAAACAGCATATATTGATCAGGTTTTATAGAGGCAGGTGAAGTTATGGCAGAAGATATAGGAATAAATGCGAAAGTCAGCCTTGATAGTACAGGATTTAATACTGCTATCAGTGATATAAATAGACAATTAGTAGTAGCTAAGGCTCAATTTAGAGAAGCAAGCAGCAGTGTAAATGGTTTTGGTAATGATACGGCTAGTTTGGGGCTAAAATCGGAAATGCTTAGTGAACAATTTGAATTACAGAAACAAAGGGTTGAAACACTCCAAGAGGCTTATGAAAAGCTAGTAGTAGCACAAGGTGAAGATAGCAAAGCAGCAGAAAATATGCAGATTAGATTATTAAATGCACAAACTCAGATGAATAAAACTAAAAATGAACTTGAGGATACTAATTCAAAGATTAATGAACAATCTTCCGTGTGGGATAAATTATCAGGGGTTACCCAAACAGTCCACGAGAAAATGAGTGGTCTTTTAGATGGTCTTAAAAATAGTTTTTATACTTTAGCAGGAATAGCTGCAGGCGGAGCAGGTTTATTTGAACTAACTAACAAAGCGGTTGAGGCAGGTAATGCTACCTATGAATTATCTGAAAAATTGCATGTAACGACTCAAGAAGCTTCTCAAATGAGTAAGATATTCAGCATAACAGATACAGATACTCAGCCTTTTATTGCAACTATTTCAAAGCTAGATAAAGCCGTTGAAAGTGCAGGAAAAAAAGGAAATACAACAACAAAATCATTAGAGGAATTTGGAGTGAAACTTACAGATGCCCATGGTAAGCTATTACCTTTACCAGATCAACTACAAGTGTTATCAGAAGCCTATAAAAAGGCAACTGAAGCAGGGAATGATGAAGCTTTTTCTTCAGAGGTTCTTGGAGCAAAAGGTCAGCAGTTAATACCTTTACTTGAACAATATACAGAAGCTAAACAAGCTGCTAGTCAAGTTAAAGGTATAGGAATAGATCCTAAAGAAGCACATGAAACAGAGGAGCAGTTACAAGTATTAAAAATAGAAACCAAACAACTAGGAATGACTTTTGCAAATGCTTTAATGCCAGTTACACAGGCTTTGATACCGACCTTAATGAGTGCATTTACAAACCTTGCACAGACTATTAATAGCCATCAAGCAGAAATTAAACAATTTGCAAATAACTTAATAGATGCTGGGAAGAGCATAGGTTCAACATTAATGCCTGTTGTAAAAACATTATTTAATTTAATATCTGAGCATGGAGCTGCATCCAAAACTATAATAGAAGGTTTGGCTGGGGCTTTTTTATTTTTCGGACCTGTTGAATCAATACTAACAGGAGTACACAATAAATATGCAGGATTAATGGAGTTCGCTTGTGGCGATATAACTAAAAATGCAATCAAAGGAATTAAGGATTTTGCAACAAATTTAAGTTTTAAAGATATTTCATTTGGCTCATTCGAAGGTTTAACAGGGGGTCTTAAAACTGTTGGAAGTGCAATGTCAACAGTAATTACTGGACCATATAAAATCTTCATAAATGGAATGAAAGGATTGCCAGAATTAATTAGGGGTATCTCCTTTGGAGATATAGTTTCAAAGATAACTAATCCATTTACAAAAATACCTGAACTATTTACAGGCGTAAAAACTGCTTTTACTGGACTTGGCTCAAGTATAGTAACAAAAGCTCCTCAAATATTAGGGGGCTTCAAACAGGCATTTTCTATTGAAGGATTAATGAATATAGCCAAAGGAGCATTTGGACTTGTTACTAATCCATGGGGTGCTTTAGTAATAGGAATAGTAGCAGGAGTTGGTGCAATAATAGCCAATTGGAGTACTATAAAAGCTTGGGTTCAGCAACATTTCGGTACTACGCTGCCTACAAGTTTTAATCAGTTTAAACAGATATTTGAACAAATATGGAAGAGTATAAGTCAAACATTTACTGGTGTTTGGAATAACATCAAACAAGTAGTTACAGATGTATGGAATTATATTAGCCCTACTATTAAAGGAGCAGTAAGTGAATTGCAAAGCTTTTGGAATCAGGTATGGCCAGAAATTAAGCAGGTTTTCGTTGAGGTTTGGAATGTAATGAAAGTTGTCTTGGCTCCAGCAGTAGCTTTTCTATACACTACAATTTCAACTGCACTTGGTTTTATAAAAGGTGCTTGGATTAGTGCATGGAATTCAATTAAAGATGAGCTGAAATTTGCTTGGGATACTATAACAGGAGTAATTAGAATAGCATGGGATATAATTAGTGGAGTTATTAGGGTAGGTTTAGATATTTTGACAGGCAACTGGAGGCAGGCATGGAATGATTTCAGGAATATATTTGTTAATGTATGGCATGATTTGGGAAGTCTTATAGGAAATGTAGGAAGAGATGCTCTAAACTGGGGAAGGGATATAATTAATGGAGTTATTAATGGTCTAAGAGGTGCTGCTGGAGGTTTATTTAGTGCTGTTAGTAATATTGCCAATAGTATTGCCTCGAACTTTAAAAGTGCTCTAGGAATTCATTCACCTTCAAGGGTTATGATGGAACTTGGTGGATTTACAGTTCAAGGACTAAATGAAGGACTTAAAAACAATAGTGATATGATAACAAATACTATGTCAAACATAGCGAGTGCTATTAGTCAACCAATAAGCATTCCTCAAAGTTCATTAAATGCTTTAAATGGATTATCAGCAAATTTAAACCTAGGAGTTAATTATCCATCTCCTGTTGTAGCAGGTACAACTTCTCAAAGTGGAACCACAAATATTATTAATTTTAACGGTAATTATGGATTTAATAATAAACAGGACATTGACTACTTTATGAAACAAGCTGCATTACTAGCCCAAAGGAGGGGTAGCTAATGCTTATCAATGGACTTCATCATTCTACCTATGGAATTATAGGTTGTGATGTAGATATACAGGTTGCACAGATTACAACCTATGACGAGTGGTTAAGAAAATCAAATGCCCCAACAGCTGTAGGCTGTAAAGAGACATTTAAACTAATAACCTGTAAATTTTTCTTTAGAGGTAATTCAAAGCAAAGTGTAACTGAGAAAATAAGCAATCTTGCTACTGTATTAAAAAGGTGCACAATACAGCCTGATAATAGTGATTTTATATATGCTTGTACTTATGATGCTGCCCAGCAAAGTCCAAGCAAAACACAAAAATACAATGGATTGCAGCAGGTTTTTACAACTCAATTGCAATCTGGATATGCTTATAAACCTCCTGTGACAGTAATAATGAATAATGTAACTACAAAAGTAATTAATGTAGATGGCAATATAGCCACAGATGCCACAGTAACAGTGACGGTTCCTATAAATACTATAAGTTTAACCTTGACGGGATTTGGGGAAGACAATATAACAATTAATAATCTACATGCTAATATTTCAGTAGTGATAAGTGGTGAGGATTGTACGGTACTTGAAAATGCTAATAATAAGTTCTCAGATACAGATATGTGGGAATTCCCTTCGTTGCAACCTGGAAATAATACAATAGCTACAAGTACATCTAATTGTACTATTCAAATTCAATATAAGCCTAGATGGATTTAAGAGTTTAAATATAAAGGATCTTATTTATTTTTTGAAGGAAAGGAATTAAACAATGAATGAAAATAAAATAGAAAAAGAGATAGAACAAAAAGAACCAATTAACCCTTTTGAGAATAAAAGCAATTATTTAATACAAATAATTGTAGATGGCCAAGTTATTAAACAAGTAATGGCACTAAATGCTACAGTAAATGTAATTCACATTGGAGAGCAAAGTGTAGCAGCAGATATAAAATAATCTCTACTTTGGTGGTGTTTAAATGCTTCAATTATTCGATATAAACCATAATAAATTAGAAGGACTAAAAAACTATAAAGAATATTACATTCAGAGAGAAATCAATCAGCTTGATATTCTCTCTTTTAAGTTGCCTATAATTGACCCTAAGCATGACCTTATTCAAGAGGAATGTTACATTAGGACAAAAGATAATGAGTATATAGTTAAAGAAATTAATTATGCAGATAGTGACAATGAGTGGACTGAGTATGTATGTAAAGTAAACATAGAAGGGATTCAAGGCAAGCCAGTAAAAGAAATAAATACAGTTCAGCAAAAATGTTCTGATGCAGTCAATTTAGCCTTAGCAGGAACAGGATGGAGTTTAGGCAATTGTGACGTAATTATTCTTAGAAATGTGTGTAAAGCAAACTGCACAGTTTATGATGTGCTTCAAGAGATACAGAAAGCATATTTATGTGAGATGACTTTTGATGCTGTAAATAAGCTTGTAAATGTATATCAAAAGGTTGGAAGTGACAAAGGGGTTTATTTCTCAGATCAGCTGAATTTGAGTAAGCTTCAGATACAAAGAAATTCTTATGATTACATTACAAGACTTATTCCTATAGGTTCCAATGGTTTGGACATTACAAGTGTTAATAATGGTAAAAACTATATTGAAAACTACCAATACAGTAATAAGGTTTTAACTGGCTATTGGGAGGACAATAAATACACAGTCGCTAAGGATTTATATGATGATGCAGTAACAAGGTTAGCATATTTAAGTGTACCGATTAAAGCTTATGGTGCAGCAATTATTGATTTAGCGAATGTTAGCCAAGGGAAATATAGCATACTTGATTATGATTTGGGAGATTTTATAACTTTACTTAGTAAAACTAAAAATGTTAAAGAACAGCAGAGAATAGTTAAGATTCTAAAGTATCCAGATGAGCCTGAGCGTAACACAGTTGAGCTTGCTAATAAAATACTCAGCCTAGATGCCTTAAATGTTAGGTTTCAAGATACATCTAATATTGTAGATAGCGTAACCACAAGTGATGGAATGTTAGATGGCAGTAAGGTTGGTAATATTGATTGGGATAACATAGACCATATACATGTAGCTACTGCAGATTTAGAAGATGCAAGTATAACTACTGCCAAAATCGGAGATGCACAAATAACACAGGCTAAAATAACAAATGCAGCTATAGGTAATGCTCAGATACAAAATGCAGCAATTGGAACGGCAAATATTCAAGCGGCATCTATAACAACAGCATTAATAGGAACAGGTGCAGTTGATACAGAACAAGTAGCTGATGGAAGTATAACTGATGCTAAAATAGTTAGTTTAACAGCTAATAAAATAACAGCTGGAACTATTGATGCAGGAGAAATTGATGTTGTTAATTTACACGCAGTTAATATTACTGTGGGACAAATTAATGGAAATCAAATTGCAGATGGCACAATACAAAGTAATAATATTGCAGAAAATGCAGTAGAAGCTGTCAATATAGCAAGTGGATGTATTTCAGCAGATAAGATTGCGCCAGGTACTATAACAGGAGATTTAATAGCTGCTGGTACTATAAAGGAATCTCAATTAAATTGGTCTTCACATTTAATGTATTAGGGGAGGAAAATAATTCATGTCAAAAAGAATTGATAAGAAAAACACAAAATTATCACGCAGTATTGAAAAAGCAGTAAATGATGCGTTCATAAATGGTTTTGCAAGTGTTCTAAAGGATATTGAATATAGGATTGAAACGCTAATGGATGTAGGAATAGGAGCAAAGACAGGATTAAGAAGTAAAGTAAACTCCAGAGACTTAAATTTAGCTAGTCCTATACTTGATGGTTTTGTTATTACGGATAACTCGCCAAGTGCTGGTTATGTTAAATGGACAGGCTGTAATGTGGTCTACAAAGGTGTAAATGTAGCTATAACAGATGGTAATACAAGCTCAACTT